CTCTTTCATCTAGCATCATTGCAAGACCAGCATTCTCTCTGACAGTTCCAGCCTTCTCTGGACTAATCATTACATCTATACCTTGTGAAGCTGCTTTTCTCTGTTGTTGATAATCTGTAAAAGCAATTTCTCTTGATTTACGTTCTTGTTCTTCTTTTGCACGATTTGTGGCTTCTGCCATTTCTCTAGATCTCATTTCATTAGGATTAGATCTATCGACTGAACCACCACCACCTGAACTTTCACCACCCATATTAATCTCCTTTGTTTTTGGCTTTATTTAAAGTAAAATATTTTTTAGTGTCTTGTCTTTTCACATATATCATGAGTGTGATCTACCTGTTATAGTATCTATGTCTGTATTTTTAGGACGTATATCTATAACTACTATACTGCCTGTGGGGCCCCCTTAGTCTACGTTGAAGTTTATATTCACGGAAGTATTGCTAGTCTTAGGCGCATCAACTCTGAGTCCAGCACGATCCATCAGATCTCTACTTGCTTCCAGTCTTACGTGTGCTGACTTTGCATTGAGCAGTTCTCTCATAGTTGCCAATGCCTGTGTTGCGTCCCAACCCAAGCAGTTCATTGCTATCTGCTGTCTGTACTCCACAACATGAGGCTTTGCAATGGTTTTGTATGCCCATGCCTTGTTCCTACCTAACCTCTTTGCTCCCTCTGTGGGGTTGCAACCATCATGCAACATTGCGTGTACTAATTCAGCCTGTGCTTCTGTTATCTGTTTGTGATTGGGTAGTAGCAATTCACTATGCTTTTGTATATCCTCTAACGGAACTATTGACCCTTGGTATCGTTGCTGTTGTTCGTTACTTGCTTTCATGAGGCAGCTCTTATTATTACTCTACGAGAGTATAACCATAGGTGCTATATCAATGTCAATTCACATTTGTAAGTCTTTGTTATTACGAATGAATATGAGGTGGCATTGAGCCACACACATTCATATTGTTCTACAACAATCCCTTTCATCACATTCCCTGACAGGGGTCTAAGTGATTTTAATATTACGATTTGCAAATCGTTAGCCTTTTGCTTCCCCTAAAGAAGTCAGCAAAAGTTAATTCGATGCAGAATAATATGTGCTTCATGGCACGATATTATTCTTTACTCATGTCCACGTACTGTGATTGTGTAACACGATATTGCATGGGGTAGCCCCCACGCTTCAATCGTAGAAGTTTGTTGTATTCCTACGGAAGTACAAACTTCTCTGTTCGTAAGAATTTTGTCTGACGTGAAGTACGTCAGGTCAAAACCGTGTCCCACTTTCTAAGAACAGGCTTACTACTACTACTACGTTCTGCACTGCTCACGTACCGAGGAGCTATACCACACCATACAACCCCTACAGAAATGCGACTTACTGTGCTGTATGAATATTACCCCTCGCATTTCTTAATCCTTTCTAAGTTCGTCAAGATAAACTTTTTCGTGAAGAACGAAAAACTGGACGAACTGAAGAAAGTATCTCTGGGGGTTTCCTTGGTGTGAATCGTAACCACAAGTGAGCAGTACAAAACGCAGTAGGTAGTGCTTTAATATCAATAACTGTACAAAAGGAGATGTTACAATGAAACAGTTAGATTTATTTATCAAAAGCCAAGCAAGTGATCTAGAGGTACTTGATGATATGGTATCGTATCAGAATACTTCAACAGTTGATCTACTTGATACAGAATATCGTATGCCATTCAGGGAGCAGAAGCTACCATCTAGTCAGCTAGACTGGGATATACAATGTGCTATCGAGGCTGGTGATTGGGATCGTGTCCATGAATTGAATACAATCAAGCATGACATGAGCAATTAAGAAAGCCAAATCATAGGGGGTATAATTCTATATCCCCTTCAATGTCAGAGAAAGGAACATATCATGACATATCAAATTGAAGAATCAAACAAGACTAAATCAGAGATCGAAGCTGGTAAGCAGTTGGAGAACATGACTACTGAACAGCTTGATGCACTTGCTGCACAATTCAAACCCAAGTCTACTTACACAGCAGATTGGGAGGGTGAGTTCATCAGACGTGCATTGTCATTTGCCGAGATGTTTGAAGATGGCAATGAGGTCATCATCAAAGCCAAACTTCAGGACCAGTTACCTCGTATGTTTGAGAAGATGAGGGACAATGTCTTGGAACGTGCAGAGAAGCTAATCAGAGAACGTACAGTCAAGGTTCGTCAGGACGTTGGCATTGAGATCACTGGCAACATCTTGGAGGATCACGACAAGAAGATTGACCAGATGCGTCAACAGTATGCATCACTCAATCATGCATTCAAGCTATTGCTTACACACTTCAGACCTATGATTCAAGGTCAGACTGGTATTGACAATGGCAAGTACACTCAGCTTCATGAGTTTGCCAAGGTACATCGTATGAAGAAACGTAACGAGAAGATGACACTAGATACTCTTGTCAACAGTCGTGACGTGTATGATGATCTTCAAGCTGAGAGATCTAAGGTTTATCCTATCAGTTCACATCATGAGGAACTGATGCTTGATATCTCTAATCAAGAGGGCATCATTGAAATGCCTGAAGATCTTGAGTAAGTTATCCCCAGGGGAGAGGGCTTCGGCTCTCTCTCCATTTTTTTTATCCGTCTCGTGATTCCCCACCCAGGGGTCTATCGCCTCAGAAAGGAAACGTTATGAGTAAAGGTATCAAAGGTAGAGGTAAGATTCATAGTACATCAAGATCTTGGGAAAAATCATTAAAGAAAGTGGCTAAGGCAAAGGATCGTCAGAAAGCCAAGAAGTTAATTAGAAAACAAGGAGGTTAAAATGTTCTTTTATCTTATAGCTGGTATCGCATCAGCTTGTGCAATTTTATTCCTACTTGCTAAACTAAATATCAAACGAGTTCTTTGTTTTGATGTTTTCGTAGACATAAGTGCCTCAATCGCATTGATTATCATGTTTGCTGGTACATTTGCTGGAATGATGGCTGGAATCCTAGGTGGTGCAATCATTTCCATTGTACTATTCATTCTTAAACGCACAATAGGGTACGAAAAGCCAAAACGAGAAGGTTTCAAGGTTAGATGGGTGAATGTTCCCCCCAAATAATCTTGGATAAATGATGCAGAGTCTAGCTAGCAAGATGGTGTCTGCAACGGGTGGTGATGTCCCTAATCCACTGTACTAGTCAAGTCCAGTAGCCTTTGGTGAAAGCCAAGGGCTATTGGCATTATCATTAATCATCTAACGTAAAGGAGAAATCAGATGAATATTGCACAAATCACAGTATCAGGTAACATTGGTCAACAGCCAGAGATCAAAGAAGTCAATGGCACTAAGGTTGCTAACTTTTCAATCGCAGTCAATGAAGGCTACACAACTAAGTCAGGTGAGAAAGTAGAAAAAACTCACTGGTACAGATGTGAAGCTTGGGACGGATCAAGTGGCAAAGGTCTTGTAACCAATGTCATTGAAAAGTATGTGTCAGCTGGCACTACTGTATTCGTACAGGGTTTCCCAATTGTAGAATCCTATGAGAAAGATGGTCAGAAAATGACTGCTTTCAAAATCAAACTAGCTGGTGTGTCATCAACTTTCAGACTCATCAACTCAAAACCAGTTGACTCTACTGCAACCAAGGGTGATACTAAATCCCCAAAGGTTGACGACAAAGTTGACGATGAGATTCCGTTCTAGGGTTGGACTGCATTAACCTAGACGGAAGTGGGGTAGGCTTGGCAGAGCCTACCCTTTTCTACTGTATATTATTGGAGATCAGAATGATATCGCCTCAACATTACGAACAATTTGAAATAGAACCAGTAGAGTTCATAACACAAAATCGCCTCAACTACTTACAAGGCAACATCATAAAATATATTCTACGATACAAACAAAAGAATGGTATCGAAGATCTAGAAAAAGCCAAAACATATTTGGAATACTTAATCAACTTTGAAAAGGAGGGCAGATGTCTAAAGACTGGCAAGAACAGCTTCAAGAAGAAGAAGCCTACGAAGAGGTAGTTGCAAAACTAACCAAACGTACAGCTGATCTTGTTGATGCTAAAAATCAAATCGGTACTCTTCAGTGGAAACTATATGAAAGAGATACACTACTCATTGAAACTAATCAGAAACTAAGGGAGTTGCAAAATGCAATTACTAACAACATCTTTGAGAAAACAACTAATCGCAAACCACCATGCAAACAAAAAGGCACAAAAGGAAGAAAAAGGTGTGATTGACTTCGCTCCTGTAGTTAAATTTTTCTTTCCTATTGGTGCAGCTACTTGGCTTATCACAGAGATGGACGAAGAAGAAATGATGTTCGGTCTATGTGATTTAGGTCATGGGTTTCCAGAACTTGGCTATGTCCATCTACATGAATTACAAAATACCAAATTTATGAATGGTATGGTTTCAGTAGAAAGAGATAAGCATTGGAAAGCCAAAGGCACATTACAAGATTACACTAACAAAGCTCAATTACATGGAAGGATCGTAGCCTAATGTGGGAAAAAATCAAACAAATCAAACCAATCTCAAGAAAAGCTAATTGGCTTGGTTGGTTCTGTACTGTTCATATTGCCTCAACAATACTTGTTTTGCTATTGTTTTTGGGTATGGGCATCAATCCAACACTAGTTGTATCAGTTGTAGCTGCTCCCTTGTGGCTTGCTGTTGCATTCACATCTAAATACATCACAGACAAAATCATGGAGGATAAATGATGTTATCACTAAATCTAAAAATAAATGACGATACTTATGTTATCAGAGGTCAAGCCTCAAAGGTAGTTGACTTTATCAGTCATTTTTATGATGATGAATTTTCAATCCATAA